ATATAATTAACTAAGAGGGTGCAAACAGCTACCTGCTTTGCTTGACGACAGTTACTCCTACATCTCATTTCGGGATGTGGCAACTATCTATCCGTACGTACTTGGCGTGGAGGAGAGCCGAAGCCCTCACTGCTTGCACCCTCCCAGTTGATTAAGCTGGGAGATAATTATTTTACTTCTTCTAATTTCTTTTCTAATTCTTCTGTCTTTTTTGCCTGCTCTTTCTGATATGGCATCCAATTCCATTGTCCTGGTTCATTTCCTAGAGTTACTTTTGTCTCAAATCTTAATCCTGATTCACCAAAGGTGGCTAAACTTACTAAACCATCATCATAAACTGTAGTTATGATTGAAGCAAAGACTGTTGGCGGATAAACTCCGTCTGCTGAACCTCTTGTTTTGTAGTAGACCATACGACCTACTGTTGGGATGATTTTTACATCTTCCATACTATTATATATTACAGGGGTAATGTCCCCATTTATATTATTTTCTTATATTTTATTGTATCTTTCCCAAATTTCACTAGCTTTACTCCAAGTCATTTCATCTGGTGTCATTTTACATCCTTCATCGTGTGTTGTTGCAAATGCCCAAAATCTTATGAAAGCAAAGTACACTAATTTTTTAGGTAACCAATGTGCTATTTTTTGCCACATATATTTATATTTCAGAGCTTAATTGCTCTTTTTATTGTTTTGTGTTGGGAGTTATTTTAGTTTGTTGATGATTCTATCTGCCAAATCTCTTTGTCCATCGTTGTAACTTTGGTGAGTTGAACTATCACCTGCTGGTCTCATTTCTTTCACAGACTCCAAAACCTTATTCCTTTCTTCTGCTATTGCTTTAAGATGAAATTGTTTTAAGTCTCCAAGGAAGTGTTTGTTTTGCCAAGCCTTGTCGTCGGTAAGATTATAGATTTCCTTTTTAAGTTTTATAAATTTATCCCATTCTGTTTTCATAAGTTTGTTTTAGTTATTTTTCAACTGCTCTTGAAAGAAATCTAAGTAGCCGAATTTCTCGCCTGCGGTAAGCCAAGCGGAATACCCCATAGTGGAATACCCCATAGGAGTATCTCGTGTTTCCTCTCGTGCTTTTTGTTTCTGATTCATTACGAATTCATAAAGCTCTTGATAACATTTGCTTGTTTGGTAGATACCAAGGTCGTCTGGATTGTCTAGCATATCTCTAACAATTTTCCACGCTCCCCACTCTTCTTTTTCGGATGGTTCTTCTAACATACTTCTTTCACAAGTATAACAATTACCATAAATATCTTCTTCACATTCGTGGTCTTTTTCTGGTTCGTTTAGGATTAGATTTATTCCTACAGAACGGTCTAAGATTTTGGTAATTTTTAATCCGTCTGCTAGGTATTTAATCGCTTCTGCTAATTGTTTTTGTGATGGCTTATTATCAGGTTTACAAGTTTCCAGTGGAACAACCCCCCAGGCGAAGCAACCAAGAGAGTCGGAGCCGTCGTCGCCCCAAAGCCAGCCGCCGCAGCGCAGACCACCTCGTCCAAAGTCACCGAGGCTGAGGCGAAAACCACCGACACGGAGGCAGGAACTTGTTCTAATATATTCATTATCGCACAATCTCTCTTTCGTAGTTTCAAAATGATGTAGTATCAATCCAGTTAATAATGATACACTGCCAAAATCATCACTGAAATCTTTTATCAATTCTTTTTGCTCTTTTACATTTTTGTTAAAACTATCAGGCAGTATTTTTGGTATCCAGAAAACTAAACTATTTTTTGTTTCATCTTCAAATTCCCAGTCTTGCAGATACTTAAAATCTTCATAGCAATTACCAGACAAAGGGGTGTGTTTTTTGATATTGTACCCAGCTTTTACTTCATAACAAACTGGAGCATCTTTATCTACACCAATCTTAGTAGCATAGTCACGAAACTTTTTTAATTCTGCGTTGTATTTTTTAGGGACTTCCTTGTCCGCAAGTGATTTGAAGTGTTGCATATTATTTAATATTTAATAAACTTATTTCTACTCCGACCTGGAGAAGACCTAAATTAGGGCATTCTGGATTTTCGCAGAAAGGAAATTTACCGCTTTCACTACCATAAGAGTGTTTCATTACTTTGTGGCAGTGGACACACTCTGGGGCTTTACGAAAACAAGATAAGCAGGTTGTATCGCCTTTTAATCCTACCATATCTTGTTTACATTTTTTGCATTTCATATATTATTTATTTTTTTATTACTTTTAATTTATGTTTAACTGCTTCCCATAGAGCGAATACTAGTTCTTCACTACAATAAAATCCACCAAAAGTTTCCTCAAACTCTATTCCTAGTGTTACACCATAAGAAATTCCATCATAACTAATTCTTGACAAATCATCCCCTAGAAACTCTATCATAGCTCCAATGTTCATCTGATAAAATTCAAATATACTTTCATTACTATCGTGCCAATGAGATATTTGGGTAAGATTATCATTTCCCATTATCTTCAATAGCTTTCTTTTCTGTTCATCCCCCAAATCATCCCATTGTTCACGACTAATATTTTGACGCATATTATATATTATTTATTATTTTATTCAAATCTGTAACTGCTTGATTATAGCCGAGCTGGTGCATCTCTCTTAACCTTGCTCTTTCGCTCATATCACGGTCATCATCAAAGGGTACTTCTTTCAATCGTATTTCAGACTTTATTGCTTTTATTACTTCCTTTTTTATTCTATCTTTATTCCAAGGACTTGCTTGCCAGAGATAGTCTAGTAGTTTGTCTAGTTTCATATATTATCTAAAATATTATTTATATCTGATAGGCAATCATTATGTCCAACGGCGTGTCTACAAAACGGTGGTTTTTTTATAATTCTACAATCGCAATCTATCACAGTTATTTTCTTTTCCTCTGGCAACTCAGCTCGTATTTTATCTTTTAATCCCTCTAGCTTTGATTGGAGGAAGGCTTTAATTTCATCGTGGTAATACTCACTATACTCATTAAATTCCCTGTCAAACTTTTTGATTGTCTCTGATATATAGTTCATAGGTTATTTTGCTTAAATAATTCTTTTATGTAACTTTTGATATATCGTTCAGCTTCTTTCCATTTAGCGGTTGAAAGATAATCTTCACTTGCTTCAAACAATTGGTCTGCTTCCTCTAATTTAGCTTTGATTACAGTTAGGCAATGCTTTAGTGTTTCTGCCTCGGAAGTTTCTGTATTTTTGAGGTTGTATCGCATAGGTTTTATTGCAATATCGTATGCTTGTTTCACAATATATTCAGCACAAGCAACTACAGATTTTATATCTTTATTTCTCTCCCTTACACCACAATTAGGATATTTTGAACAGGTGTCACATTTGTTTTTCTCGAACATAGTTTTATTATTAAGCATAAAGAAAGAACGTGGGGGTTGGGGTTATATTTTCCTGTAATTCCTTCCAAGTGTTTTTTCTAATAATATTATGGTTAGCATCCATTGCTTCCCAGCCCATAAATAAACCATCAGGAAACGGGTGTGTTTTATTCAACTCACCACAATTAAGGATTGACCACTTGCCATACCTGAACCATATTTGTGGTTTAGGGACTTCTCCCAAATTAAATCTATCTATTAGTTTCTTCTTCAAGAATTTCATAAGCCAATTTTTTTAGTTCTTCTTTCTTTTCGTTCCATAGAATATATAATAAAGCGTCTTTACCATCTTCTGTAATATTTTCACACTCGTCTAAAAAACCACATTTTACGAAACTTTTTTCTGGTTCTTTTCTAGTAATTTTTTTAATCTTGTTTTGTAAATTCATACAATTGTTATTTAGTTTATGATTAGTTTTTAATATATTATATAAAATTATTACTTCGGCATCTTCATCACCTATTTGACAACTTAGACCTCCAAAATCACAGAATTCATATTGACCATTACTTCTAATGTTTATTTTCTGTGCGGTTTGTGATATACAGGGTTTTTGTTCATTACATAGCATAATATAAATTCCATCTTTATCGGTAGAACCACGAACACGAATAACATCTCCAATGGTTACTTCATTATTTAAATTTTCATAATATTTTTCTAGTCTCATATATTTATTTATTACTCCCCATTAGTAGGGGGTTATTTATTCTTGCTCAATGCGCAATATATTTCCCTCGTAGTGTATTGAGTAGTTTTGCCAATTAGTTGGTTTATGTCTTTTAATTGCCTCTTGAGTAACTTTTTTCCTCAATGAAAAGTATTCTTTTGTAGGTGTTGGTTTTGGTAAATCAAGTTCTATTTTCATATTATTTATTTACTCCCCTGTTAGGGATTATTTAATTAAATCCATTTTATTGTAGGTTTTCCTGTATATCCAATTTCCCACACAAACCAAGCAAAAGCCATTGTACTACTCATTTTTTTTCCTGTTACTTCATCAAATTCTTTTCCGTTTCTCATTGGCTGTTGTCTTTTCTTGAATACATAGACAGTTTTTAATGGTGTTGTTTCAAGGAAAGTAGCTCGTTTCTGCCCTTCTAGTGCTTGAAGTTTACCAAACATTATTACTTTTTTTCCCGCTATATTTAATGCTCTTTCAACAAACTCCTGAAATAAATTGAATGGCGGATTTGTTATAATTGTCTGAACCCCATTTCTCGTTCTTGTGTCAAAAACTATATTAGCCATAACATCTCCAAGATCTTCTAAAAAATTCATTGTCATCCCAGAATATCCTCTATCAATTAAATCAAATGACATTGTTTGTGTTTCATCTAATAACTTGCTTATATGTCCTTCACCACAAGCTGGTTCTAATGCTGGATAGATAATTTCCTCTACTTCTAAAAGTGCTTTTGTACTATCGGGATGAGTAGCATAAAAATCATTTTCTACTCTACCTCTTGCTGGATTTCCACCAGCCAATTTTCCACCTTGTTTCATATTGTTTTAAGTTAATAATTTATCAAGTTCTTTGGCTCTCTCATTTATCATTTCTAGCCTATCATTATCATCTTCATTAAAAGGATATAAAGATTTGTCTGATATACCAATTATATCGTTTAGTAATTCATTTATTTTGTCTCGATTATCTAATAACATATTATTTATTTATTACTCCCTGTTAGGGGGTTATTTAATACTAACTAAGATAGACGGATTGACGCTAGTTGACTCGTATTCTCAACTCGCTAGAGGACAGCACTTACAATCCGTCTGTCCCAGTTAGTATTACTGGGTTGGGGTTATTTTATATCTTTTAAAATTTAGGCTGTACTATACACGCCGTGCTTCCTTCGTTACTTTGAAAGCATTTGGATTCCTTATTTGCTGTATAGCTTTCAAAGAATAGTCCCTCCCATTTACTTGGATAGAGTTTTTCACATAGACCACCTTTTGTGCAATAATCAATCTCTGTTTCTAAACTAAATATTGGTTCGGCTAGTTGAGATATGAATAAATTGTGGTTAATCTTTTTCATATTTAATCCATTTAGATAAAGTAAACCGATATTTATCAATAGTAGTATTATCAAAGTATATCTAATTATATTCATATTTTTTACTTTACACCAGATTAAGGTTCTGGTTATTTAATTAAACTCGTTATTCTTTTTTTACATTCTTCAATGAACGCCTCATATTCTTCTATCTCATCCTCTGCCCATTTAATACCTTTCTCATAGTCTTCTTTTGTCGCAGGTTCATCTGTTTTGATGTCTAAAACATCTTTCCAGGTTACTTTTTTCATATTATTCTTTGTTAATCTTATAAGGTATTTTTAACTTCTTACAAATATTTCTTAGTGTTTTAGAGGCTGTAAGCTTACTTTGTTTACCAGATTTGTAATTGGTACTATGCTTACGGTTTTTTACTTTGGATTTGTTCATACTGAAATATTATCTTTGAAAGCCACACCAAGTTTTCTCTTTTGTGCTTCCTTCCAGCCTATCATTCTGCGTCTCCCCATCTCTGCTCTATACTCAGCATCAGTCAAAGACCCACGCATACTTCTAGTTGATAGTTCACCATTTATCTCTCCTCTTAGTTTTCTTAGTTCTTGAATTGTTTTTTTCTTTAGGTTCATAGTTTTTGTTCCATTAGTGATTCTATTGATGGGAATTCTACATTTAATCCAAATTTCTCTCCGAGATGTCTATTTATAGTATCAAAAATCTTATCTATTTCATCTGTGTTTAAATCTGTCGTACTTCTTTTACCAAGTTGTGCAATTTGAATCGGTCGCCACAAGTATTCCTTTATAGTTTGTGGCGACCACGGAATATCTATTTCTGGTTTCAATGTCTTTCTCATATCAAGACCAGCGTTGTTAAGTTCTTCAGCCAAATGTGCATAAAAAAGATGAAGTGCTTTATTCTGTTGAATTGTGCGTTTTGGCTGTTTTAATTGCATATCACTTATTGTATTTTACAGAATTTTTTTGTTGAGTTATCCACTGTATGTTTCCAATTATGTAGCTTAAACTATTATTTATTCTGTCAATTGAAGGGCATAGTTTTCTACAATAATTATTTTTAACCCATTCAGAGTGTAATTTTTGGAATGCTATTAAATTTTCTTTTTTATAGCACCAATCTATAAATTCTTTTTTTGTGCAGATTTTTGTTCCTTGAACTTTATATTTTCTTTTAGTTCGCCCATCTACTCTTGCCAACATACCAGAATATCTATGTAAGAAAATATAATTAAAGTTATTTCTTATCCTACCTCTATCATATTCGGCGTAATATTCCTTTTTCTTTGCTAGATTTTCTCTAACATCTCTCTTGTTACACTCCTTACATTTGTTTACTCTACCATCTGGCATTTGTGGATGTTTATAGAACTCGGTTAAATCCTTTTTAATTCCACATTTGAAACATTTTTTTTTCATATATTATGACTTATTTTAATTATAGTCATATTATACTATACCCTTTTTAATATGTCAAATAGTTTTAGAACTTATTAAGGTTCTAACTAAAAGGTATATCTTCTACTTTCACATCTCCGCTATCTGCCTCGCTGGAGGCAAAATTTGGCGTTTCTGGGGCGTTTTGTGGCTGATTAGGTGTCCCAACACCACCTGCCTTAAATAAATCGCCATATTCGTCAATTTGCCAATCGCTTGTAACAAGATATGGAACGATTGCTTTTTTTCCTGCTATGATTGTTTTATGAAGAATTACTTTAACATCCTTATTCATCCAGTTTTCTGTGTCTTCGCCAAATTCCTGTATTAGTACATTTATCGTTTTCTGATTAAAAGATAGTTTTTTATCTCCATTTCTCGTTTTAATCTTAAATACTGTTTGTTCTCCAAAATTTCCCTGTTCTGTTTCACCACTGTCTAGTATTTTAACAATATCACCAGTTTTTAAATCTGCTTCGTATTGTGTACCGTCGTATTCATACGCTTCTTTTCTTGCGTATGGTAGTCCTCCTCCTGTTTTGATTGATAGTTTCATATTATTTTATTCTTAATATTAATAAAACTTGATTTAATAATTTTGATGCTTCTCGTAATGTATTTTTAGCATCCTCAGTCTGTAATTCAGGGATTTCCACTTCGCTCAATGCTTTTGCATACAGCTTTAACTTATCTTTATCAGGTGCTAACTGTGCTTGTTTTTCGGCTTCCATTTTATCTGCTTTTTCTTTTGCTAAACGCAATTCTTCTTCTTTTCTTAATCTTTCTTCTTCATCTTTTTTTGCTCTAATTTCCGCTTCAAGTTTCTCTCGTGCTTCAGCTTCTTTTTTAGCCTTAGCTTGCTCTGCTTCTAATTTCTTTTTTTGTTCGGCACGTTCTTTTTCAAGCTCTTTCTCTCGTGCTTCAGCTTCTTTTTTAGCCTTAGCTTGCTCTGCTTCTAATTTCTTTTTTTGTTCGGCACGTTCTTTTTCAAGCTCTTTCTCTCGTGCTTCAGCTTCTTTTTTTAATTTCTCATTTTCAACTCGTATACGTTCTTGTTCTTCTTTTTCTGCTTGTTCTTTTGCAATTCTATCTAATTCAGCTTGTTTTATAGCTTCCTGTTCTGTTTCCCAAATTTTTTTTACAGTTTCTATCAAGTTTGAAAAAACTTCGTCAGTCATTTCTTTATAATTATACATTGAAACATCTATAACGTATTTACTAAGTAATAATTCTCGTTCTGCATTTAATTTATCTTTTTTCGCTTGTTCAACCATTTCAAAATGTTTTTCTATTTTTTCCAATTTGTCTTCACGCTCTGATATTTTTAGTTTGTATAAATTTTTGACCCCATCAATCGCTCTGCCTGTTAGCAACGAATATTCTTTTAATTCTTTGTGCTTTTTATCAGCGTCTATTCTTATATTTTTACCCTCTATTCTCAATTCTCTTGCTTGTTGACATATTTCTTTTGTAATTTCTTCTTTTTGTTCTTTATTAAATTCACTTAATTTTTTTTCCCACTCTTTTACTGATTTGGCAACTTTGCTAAATGAGGCTACGATTTTTTCTGCATCTGTAATTGGTAAACCAATCTCTTTTGTTATTTTATCTACTAATGTTAGTTCTGTTGTCATATTATATCTTAATTATTGTTGACAATATAGCGTCAACTTCTTGAATAAATATTTTTTGTGATTCTACAGCTTTCTTTATATTATCTTCATTTTCTTCTCTGCCCACCTCAATTATGTGTAATGGATGTACTGGAATATCAGGATTAAATCCTACAAAGTACAGTTTTTCTAGTTTATCATTTACTACAAAATATTGAATTACTTGCCATTTATACTCATCAGGTACTTCGTTAGTAAGCCAGAGTTTTACGTGATTTTTTCCACCCATTGATTTCACCTCAATAGCTTCGGTATCATTGGTATCTTTTATATATCCATCGGGGCTTTGTGCCACACCTTCTATTTCCTCACTTTTACATATTCCAACTTGTTCAATTGTTTTGCCAGTCTCAAATTCAAAGTAAGCAATAGCGTCTGGTTCAAGTCTTGTACCTCTATCCATAGCGTTCTCGTATTCATCATCTTCAATTCCTACTGTTAGGCGATTAGCAATGGCTTCGTACATAGCTTCTTGTCTTGCTCGTGGTGTTCCCATTAAGCCTTTCAAAACTGTACCTGTAATATGGGTTTTACGAAGTTGATGCCACTCTGGACTTCGTTGTTCAATTTGTATCTTTTTCATAGATTTTTTTTAAGTTATTAACTTCTTGAATTATGTCGCCATCTCGTCTCTCGTCTTCACTTAAACCAATCCATAAGTTTTTTAGTTCATCGATATTTTTCGCTGTCTTCAATTTTTCTATTGTTTCTTTTGAGTTATAATTTACTCCGATACTGGCAATAACCTCTGCGTAATAGCTTTTGTGTTCTTCTAAAAAGAAATCTCTCAACTCAATAACTTTTTTAAGTGTTTCTGGTTCGTGAACATTCATTCCTTGACAAAGCGATATGGCTGAATTAGTAGCGTTAAAAAAAGCGATTGAAAGTCCTTTGCGGTACTGTGCATTTTTTAATATTTGGTCATCCATAAACTTAAATTAAACCTGAATTATTTTCTCTGTGTTGTATTGTTTCTTCAAAATGGTCTACTGGTTCTTCATCGCTATTTTCTGGATTAGACTCGCATTCTTCCTCGTGTTCTACATTATAATCTTGGTCATAGTTTGAATTACAATGTGGGCAATTTGATATAGACATATAGTTTAGGGTTAATATTTAGGCTGTCAGAGTAGCAGACACAGTTCCTTGGCATCTCCAGCTCTGGGTAATTGGAGTCGAAACTCCGCTATCCGTTGCCATTGATTGCTCGCTTACGCTCGTAGGGGTGCGCCTGCTGTTCTCTAACATAGGTATTGTATCACACTAGCTAGATACTTGTCAAGAGGGTAAAGCAGGAAGTTATCCACAGGCTAGTTTGTGCTATATTTCTTTATCATTTCTTTTAGTTCTGACTTCTCCCACTTCCTTACTTGCTGACTTCTTTCGTTTAGTTCTTCTATAATCTCCGCGCCATACTTACTCATCAAAGCTAGTGTATAGGCTGGATAATTCCCAGATTTAAACACGTTACAGGGCATACACTGGCTGTGACAGTTGTCCTCATCCCACCTGGTGTTCATAACACTACGCCTGATGTAGTGACCGCACTGCATATTCTTCCACTCGCTTACAGCACCGCAACTAATACACTTTCCTTTTCCACGCTGTCTAATAAAGATTGAGAAGACTCGGTCAAGTTCTTTGATTAAAGTTGACTTACTTTCTTTTTTAGCCTCTCGCTTCTTTTTAGCTCTGGCTTTCTCACGATACTTTATTTTCTTTTCTTTTTCTTGTTTTAAGATACAAGTGATGCAAAATCTTCTACCCTGCATTCTTGGCTCGTCACAGGTTTTACAGACTGTTGTTTTCATAGTAGTCCTCCAAGACACTGAAGTACCAGCGTCTAATTTTAAAAATAAGTGCTTTTATAAATATCATATTATTCACTTAAAAATATATTATAAAATCCTCTTGTTAGTTTTTTATTTCTCTTTGAATAAGCATAGTATTGTTTTCCGTCTTTTATTTCTACTGGTTGAATACTAATTGATAAAGATAATCCATCAATATATTTTTTCTTTTTATAACTTTGCCAATCATAGACAATAGTTTTGTATTTGATTTTCTCTTGTTCACAAAACTTTCTTATAGCTTTTTGTTTATTCTCGGCTTCAATAACAATATCATCAGAGAATAAAGAGCCATAAAGTTTTGAAATTAAATAAGTCATATTATCTAAATTCAATTAAAAACTTCTTCTCAATGCTCGTCAAATCTTGGCGCATTTTTTTACCTTCTTTGTAGGTTTCTAAATACTTTTTGAGAAGCACATCATAAATCTTACGGTATTGTTTGAGTAAAAGCTCCCTGTTCTTCATAAAACAGAATTGAATAAAATATAACTCTATTTCTTGTTTATTTATTTTCATAGTTTTTTTGTTAATATTCTTTGTATTCTTTCTTCTACATTTTGTGCAGACACCGAAAGGAAAATCATTTTCTTTTTTACACTGGTAGCATTTCATACCCTTTATAGTTATTTAATTATTGTTTTTTAACATAAACCAAACACTAACAAAAGAAATCCAAATTAAAACTGCTCCAACAATAGCGTTTCCATTCATTAAATATTTAGTACCTAAAATAAATGGTACACCTATGCACAATATAAATATAGAAATAATAAAGTGAGATAGCCAGTTTAAAAATAGTCTTAGTTTTCTCTTAAGCTCTTCTCTTAATTCTTCACGATATTCTCTTAGCTCTTCCTCTCTTATATTTTGTGCTTTATTGTCTGTATTCCTTTTTTCTTTTAATATTTTTTCTACCAAGCAATCAAGTTTTTCTTTTTCTTTTGTAAAGGTGTCATCATAATCATCATTAAATTCAGCGTGTTTTAATATTTTATTACACGCTGAACACTTTAGGGTTATATCTTCCCCAAGGTGCATAATTCCTTTTTTACGGTCTATCTCTTTGTAAATATGTTTGCATTGACTCATACAATTTAATTAGTTTAGCTCTTTAAGGGGTGAGCTATTTATTTAACTCTTTATAGTTATTTAATTATTGTTTAGTTAGTTTAATTAGAAAAGCTGTATTACATTTTATACACTTCCAAACTCCTTTTTCTTTGATTTCCATTGTATCAATATATATTTCTTTCTCACAATTAGGGCATTTTCTCTTTACAAAACCAACAAAATGTATGGGTTTGGAAAAAAGTATTTTACTCATACAATTTAATTAATTTAACTCTTAATTATTTATTTTCTTCATCATAAATACAATCACAAGTATCCCCAATATCTCCACACTTTGCACAACTCCAATCTGGTTGCACAATCTTATCGTCCATAGTAATAGTAACGTGTTTCCCAAAGATAGTTAAACCTAAAGTGTCATCTTCTTTGGCTTTTTCTACCCAATCAGATAGAACCTCATATAATTCTTTATCCATACAATTTAATTAGTTTAGCTCTTTAAGGGTGAGCTATATAAGATGATGTTCTTTTAAATAACCAGTAAAACTACAACGAACACAATGCTCCATATAACGGAAGTCTTCTAAATAAATTCTAGAAGTTGGCTCGTTGCTGGTTTCCCCGCACTGACGGCAAAGGATATACGACCCTATTAGTTTGCGGTGTTTTTCCATATCCTTCTTCGCTGGTGAAGTATTGTTCACTGTAGCTGAGGAACTCTGTGATGGATTTGTAGAAGACATATTTTTTTCCTTTAGGATTTATTAAAGTTAGTTTGTATGGCATTGTCTCGTTTGTAAATATCATATTGTTGGTCTATAAAGTCAAGGCATTGGTTAAGTGTTGGTATTTCTTCATAAGACTCTTTGAGTTTCCAGAATCTGTTATATTTTGGAATTACAAACTTAGAAAACTCTTTAGCCATTTCTAAACCCATATTTTTTACTAGCCAATCAACTATGTAACTAGAATTTTGGTACTTCTTCATTTTGTTTTCTAAGTTCATAGTGTGTTCTTACTTGTTCTTTATCTATTTCTTTAAAATATGCCCCATTGTGGAAGAGTGTTATTCCTCCAGAGTTACCTGCTTTTCTACTCATTTCAAGAGAGAGCACTGAATATTTAGTAAATGGGTCATCAACTCTAGTTTTGTCACCCTTAGTATACTTTCCCTCCTCTTTTGCATCATCTAAATTTTGCTTATATTTATTTTTTAACATTGATTCTGTTAGTCGGTACATAATCATTATGTCATCAGCCTCGTGCATTATCATTGAGCTGTCCCTGATGTCCCAGAGTGTTGGTGTGTTGCCCTCTATCTTTTTCATAGCAACTATCAAGACAATCGGCATATCACAATCTACTGCTATTCTTTTTATTTCCCTTACAACACCAGCCACTACGATTGAAAAGTTTTGTGTTACCTGATATGGAATCAGAAAGTGAAGATAGTCAATGACAACTATTTCAACTCCGCTTTTCTTGGCTTTCTCTATTGCTTCTCTTAACCATTGGAGTTGCAACTGTCCACCCTCTCGGTGTAACTCAATCGGAATATACATTGGTATTTTCATTGTACCAACTTCTTTGCCATCAAACTTTTCCATTGCCATAAAAGTCTTAACTACATTCTTCCAACCAACCTCATAAGAAAATATAAGCGACTGTACGCCCATTTTAGCCTGTTCATACATCATAGACATAACAAAAGCTGTCTTACCCTGTTTTGGTGGAGCACCGAGTACATACAACCGACCAGGCTCAAAACCCCCATTGAGTTCTGTTAGACCACTGTATGCTGTTGGTATCGTTGGAATTTCTGGCTCGTCTTTTATTTTAGCGACTAGGGTATTATAATCTTCCCAGTCTAGTACAGGAATATCCTCATCAGGTACTCCGCTCTTTTTCATTTGTTCTAAATATTTACTTGTCATAGTTTTCTATTACTTTTCTTAGCCCAAAGTCTTTTATCTTCTTCTTAGCATAGTCGCTTTGGAAGTGAGTTATAGCCCCCATAGCCTCGTCGGCTAATTGTTTGTTGTCCATTTTAGGGTATCTCTCGTGTAGAAAACTTAGAAGCTCCTTAGAATGAGCCATAGTCTGTCCTGTAACATTCTTACCAAGCACAATGGAATAATGTTCTGCGACTACTTTGGTGTACTTACCGAAAGTCCCTGAGTGAGGTGGTGAGGCTTCTATCTCATCACCATTTTCATCTAATAGGATAGTTTCCATAGATTTTTTATTACTCGCACTTTTAGTGCGTAATATATTAGTATTAGTATTAAGATTAGAATAGTTCAAGGGGTATAGATAGGGTATAGATAGGGTATACATATCTTTTACTAATATATCGGGTAATTGACTAACTAGAGCTAAAATTCCTTGTTTTATCTTTGGAGATTTTTCACTGTCTTGGTGTTTTGGAAAATTACAAATAATTATATAATTTTGAATATAATATACTTTTTTACCCTTTGATAGGGTATCTATACTCTTTCCTATTTCTTTTACCGACAAACCACTTTCAAAAGACATTGTTTTTTTACTTATCTCATAAATACCACAAATGTTAGTATGTTCGTTGGTAAGAAGATAGAGATAAAATAATTTTGATTGATAATCTAAATCTTGAATAAAGGGGTCGCTCCAAAATTTAGTATTTAGATAACGCTGTTTAGCCATATGTTTTCCAATAAAAAAACCTGAGTGTTGAAGACAATCGGAGAATCACTTCCGTGCTCTTTACGAGCATTCAACACACAGGTTTCTTGATTTGAATAAATTGTGTTGTGATTCTTTATTGTCATATGACTATATTTTACCATTATTTATTAAACCTTGTCAAGTCCTGAAAGTGGATAAAGTTATTCTATTATAGGTTAGTAAAAACTACCATATTTTTTATTAAGATTATCTCTTCTATTTATTTCTTCTTCGCTTGGAGATGTTGAGTCACCTTCGTGATATACACCATCCATTAAACTAAAATAATCTTCAACTAATTGTTCTAAATCTTTTTTATCTAATGTTAGTATATAGTTTTTTATATTTTGCATATTATTTATTCTATTATAGGTTAGTTAATAAGTTATCGCCAGTCCCTTCATTTCTCACTAGGGCAGAGCCTTTCGCATCGGTAGCGAACCTAATGATTGAGACTGGTGGTAGCTTACTAGAACCACAATACTCTAAACATTAAATTATTTATCATTTCCTGCTCTCTTACAAGAGTGTCTAACTTTAACATCTCACAATAGTTTTGTGTGTAGAGGAATAAGAATCCCATTACTATTAACCAAGCTAAGAATAAGAACTGACAGCGAGGTCTTACCCATTCAAGGAAATATCTTGTCTCAAACAGGTATCTTGGTGTTGGTGTATTGTATTTTCTAGTTTTCATAAAAGGTTTTCTTTTATCAGTTTATTAAAAGCATACTCGTGTAGTTGTTTTTCGCGCTGATAGATTTGGTTTGGTATTACCTCTTCCAAATCTCTATATACCTAGTATATCATAATCAAACTAGTCTGTCAAGAGTAGGAAGTGGATAACTTTTTTATCCACAGTAAACTTGACAAAACATTTTTTTTGTACTATAATACTCGTAGAAATTACTCCTAGTTCTTTCAATCATAAGCAATGGCTTCGGTATCGTTACCTAGTGTCGGCTCAGGCTTACACCAAGGCTTAGATAGTGGAGTTGGTTGAAAGTATCAGGTGTATTTTAATGCCGTAATTTCCCGCTTGCTATGGCATATCAAAACAAAACATTTTTAAACCGAGGGTAAGCTTATTAAGTTTTGCCTTTTTTTATTTTGGATGATAAACGCATAACTAGATTGTGCGGAAAATAAAAATATGGCAACAAGCCAGAGCAAAACTAATGAGAGCAGGTAAAAATAATTTCTGAACTATAATTTATAATCAAGGGTAATTAAGGAAGCTCTAATACTGTATAGAGATTCAACAAGGGCAAACCCTGTAGTTTACCTGCCCTTGATTGTAAATAATATGTCCTACCAAGAGCCAATAGGAACACCAGCATTACTTTTAGTGTTCTCTCTAGTAATAGCAGTCTGGATATATTTTATGATAACAGTCTTTAATGGAAATATATGGCATTAGTCAAAGACCTAATCAGTCCCGAAGTACAAGATTTACTAAAAGATAAATTTTACTCCGAATGGCAGACCAAGAATCAGAATCACAAATTAGAGAAACCCCCAAGTGTCCAGAATGCAGAAAAGAAGAAGCGCAAGAGGCTTATTACGGCACGGAAAGAGGGGATGAGGTGGTGGTAATAAACTGCAAGAACTGCGAGAAAAAAGCAGAAAGAATAGACAAGATTTACTTCTTTGTTTTTACTACTGCACTAATACTTTACGCAATAGCAATTTTTAAAATCATAGAAAATATAATTAAACTCTAAAAATATGGTAAAACTAGACAAACTTGCTCAAAAAAGAGACAAAAACAAACCAAAAGTAAGCGACCAAGAACTACGCAATCTTCAATTAAGAGCGCAAATCATAGACCAACAGCGTTTAACCACCAAACTACTTGAGAACGAATACCAGAACTATCTGAATATATTAGCAGAAGAATACAAAGTAGAAAAAGGAGCTCAATTTATGATTAACCTTGCGTCTGGAATTATAGAAGTTAAAAAAGTAGAAGTAGAAGACTTATCACCTAAAAAATAATATGGAAAAAACACCAGAACAACTAGAAGAACAAAAAAAGAAACAATCAGTAGTCTATAAATATCCATTAGGCGAAGTAGTTAAGCTCAAGCACTACGACCAAGAGTTCCTTATCTGCAACTATTACCCAGGTAAAAACACCATTACAGAAGAATACAACCCATTCTATGACCTCCTAAGAGTAGAAGAAGGCAAATGGATATACCAAACAGATGTCCCAGAGCCTTTGATTGTATGAAAGACGAACGACTTAAGTTCAATGTAATGTGTTCAAGGTGCGGTTCTGTGTTAATTGAAAACGGCTTACTAGAAGAATGTGAACACAACACCATAGAGAACTTAAAAGATTTTTATATCTACCTAGACAAAAAACTAAATAAAAAATACAAGAAACCAATATTCTATAGTAGAAAAAAGAAAACAATATGATATGGGAACTACTAAAAGAACAAAAAAAAATGCACCACTCCTTAATGCAAAACACGAGGCATTTTGTCAAACCTATGTAAATGGAGATAAGGAGTTTTTTGGTAATGGAACACAAACATATATAGAGATTTATGAAATAGATTTAACTAAAAAAGGAGCTTACGCAAGTGCTAGAAGTAGTGCAAGTCAACTATTAACAAAGATTAACATAGTCAATAGAATAAACGAATTGTTAGAAGAAGGTGGTTTTAATGAACAAAATGTAGATAAGCAACATCTTTTTCTCATAAACCAACACGCAGACCTAAAAACAAAATTGGGAGCAATAAAAGAGTACAATACATTGAAGAAAAGAATTGAACAAGATAGTCTTACAATAAATAATTTCTATGACTGGGGAAACTACAAAGATAATAATTTACACTCCGAGGATTTGGACTAAGATACTTCACGAGAGTAAACTAAGGTGGAAGGTAGTAGTTGCACATAGAAGAAGTGGAAAAACAGTAGCTTGCCTGAATCATCTTATCAGAGATGCAGTACAAAACAAAAAGACAAAATTTGCTTATATAGCTCCAACCTACAAGCAGAGTAAAAATGTTGCTTGGGATATTTTAAAAGAATACGCTGGTAAAATAGATGGCGTAAAGTTTAATGAATCAGAACTAAGAGCAGATTTTAAAAATGGTAGTAGAATAACATTATACGGTGCAGACAATCCAGACTCTCTTCGTGGTATAGGATTATGGGGAGTAATCTTTGACGAATATAGTCAACAACCTAGCAATATCTTTTCAGAAATTATTAGACCAGCTTTAGCAGACCACAAAGGTTACGCTATCTGGATTGGAACACCAAAAGGAAAAAACGAGTTTCATAGATTATATAACGAAGGACTACAAAAAGAAGATTGGCTTTCACTTAAATTAACAGTAGATGACACTGGTTTAATTGACCCTAAAGAGCTTGAGCAAGCAAGAAACACAATGAGCGAAGATGAGTTTGAACAAGAATGGTATTGTAGCTTTGAATCTTCCATAAAAGGAGCTTACTACGCTAGACAGATAGGAGAATTACATAGATCAGGTAGATTTAAAGTAGTTCCTTATGACGAGCAATTAGCAGTACATACAGTCTGGGATTTAGGCGTAGGAAGCAACCTAGCAATAGGATTCTATCAAGCAACAGGCAATGAAGTAAGAATGATTGATTACTGGGAAGGAAGCAACAAAGACGGTTTACCACAGGCTATAAAGATACTACAAGAACGACCTTACCTTTACGGAAAACACTTTGCACCTCACGATATAAATCACACAGAACAAGGAACTGGTAAAACAAAATTAGACACAGCAAAAGACTTAGGAATAGATTTTGAAGTCGTTCCTAGTATGAGAGTTGGACACGGCATAGAACAAGGAAGGCTTTTATTTAATAGATTATGGGTTGACACAGGTAACTGCTCTTTCTGGCTTGACGCTATTAGTCAATACAGACAACGCTGGGATGAAAAAAGAGGAATGTTTATTGAAGAACCTTACCACGATTGGACTAATCATAAAGCAGATATACACAGATATTGTTCTCTTGTCTGGGAAAATATGACAAACGACTTCACAGAGAGAAGTGAATCAGAGTTTTATAGAAAACAATACAATCGCTTAAAGAATCAAGACAATCGTTATGCTTAAAAAGTTTAAAAAGAAATCAAAGTTTGGTAGACGCTCTGTAGCAAGAGAGATAGAAGAAGGAATGAAAGAACTAAGAGAAAAAGAATTAAGAAAAAAACGCTCTAAAAGAGTTGATAAATTTAATAAAAGATTAACTTAAAAGTTCGTGTCAAAAATATGCAAAATATATTTCAAATAGTCGAACAATTTGAACACGACTTTCTACATACACCAGTAGAGATAGTTGATGGTTATAATTTTGACCAACTAGAAACTATCAAAGAGAACCAAAGATATTATTCATCTAAGTTCCGTAATGGCAATACTGATGAATTTGGTTATAAGTTTTTCTATAACATCGGCAAACCTAGAGTTAAGAACGCAGCCAAAAACATTGACCTAGACACCAAAGACATTAACATACGAGCTAAGAATCCAAAAGATTATTACAAGGCTTGGTTGATGAGACGAGATATAAGACGCTGGATGAAAGAAAGAAGTCTAGGCATTCTATTCAATGAGATAGCAATGAAGACACCTAAGTATGGTACTTTTGTGCTTAAAAAGGTAGTTGGCGATGAAATTGTTAGACCAGTTGACCTAAAGAACCTTAAATGCGACCCTTCAGCACAGAGCCTAAAGATGTCTGGCTGGGTTATAGAAGACCATTTTTATACTCCTTGGGAACTAAAGCAAGAAGTAAAACGAGGCTGGGATATAGATAAAATCAATCTAGCAATCAAATCATTCAGAGACTTCCGTAAAGAAAACTATGTTGATGCAACAGCAGAAGAACAAAACAAAGGCACTGCTCAATATATCCACATCAAAGAGTTCTACGGTGATATACCAGAATCCACCTTCAAAGAAGAAGGTGACCCAGACAAGTTTGTTTTAGCAAATTATATTATTGTAAGCCCTGAAAAAGGAACTAAAGCCAACACTGATAAAGAAGCGGAGAAGGAAGGACTCTTACTGTTTAAAAAAGAAATCAAAGAAATCCCTTACAAAGAATGTCATTACGATAGAGAAGAAGGTCGTTGGCTTGGTGTAGGTATTATAGAAGATTTGAGAGAAAGCCAGATAATGAAGAACGAAGAAATCAATCAAGTAATGTTAGCTCTCAAACTAGCCAACCTTGTATTATTCCAGACAGGTGATGAAACAGTTGCTCGTAATATACTCACAGACCTAGTAAATGGCGATATTATAAAGGTAAAGAGTGATTTAGCTCGTATTGATACAACCAACAAAGGAATAGGCGAAAGCAATGTTATAAGTCAAGAAATAGAAGCTCTGGCTAATAACTTAGCTAATTCCTTTGAAGTTACTACTGGAGAAAGTTTACCTTCTGGAACTCCATTTAGTTTAGGAATGCTAATAAATCAAAATGCCAATAAGCTGTTTGACTTTGTTAGAGAAAACATTGGTCTATTCCTAGAGGAAGTATTTGAAGATTGGATTATCCCAGAACTATCAAAAGACCTTAACAAGGAACATATTTTAGAGCTTACAGACAAAGAAGAGATGGAATGGGTCAATGAGAGATTTAAATCAAATCACCTGCTTTCAAAGATAAAAGACTTCATTCTAAACACTGGAAGAAAACCAACACAAGAAGAGGTTGATATGGCACAACAAATCTTATCTCAAAGAATGGAAGGAAAAGAACATCTATACTTTGAAGTACCAGAAAAGTTTTATGACTTTGATAAATCAGTTGAAGTAGATATTACAGGTGAGAGTATGAACAAACAAGCTACATTGCAGACACTAGCTTCCATAATGCAAATGGTTGGTGGTAATCCAGAAATGCTAGAACACCCAGCAATGCAAAAGATAATGGATATAAGCGGATTCAACGATGTAGATTTTAGAGTCGCTAAACCACAAACACAGCAATTACCAATGGCTGGACAATTAGCTGGTGGAATGCCAGTACCACAATTAGCACAATAATTATGATACAAAACATAACACTACACGAAGAATGGGCAGAAGTAGAAGAACTGATAAAAGGCAAACTAGATGATTTATTACTTGACTTCCCCATATCTAGTGACTTTCAGACAATAGCAATCAACAGTCTTGCTAACCGTAAAGCATACGAATTACTGGTGGAGTTCTTAAAAGAAGTTGGTTTTAACAAAGGTAATACCGTATCAGGAATTAAAAGAGACTTAACCTAAACAATTCATAAGTTCGCACTCGAAAGCTGTTAGCTAGAGCTTTTGATGGTTTTTGCGAACTTACTATCTATCTCTGGCTGACACCTCTCGCGTCAGTTTTTTGGTGCGAATTGGAGACTAAACTCCTTAAAATGATTAAGAGCAAATAAGCTCTATAATAAATTAACTTATGTCGGAAGACAATAACGGTGCTGTTCTGCCGAACGAAAAC